TCTGCCAATCCCTCTCTGGTCCAGACCAGTGTTGTTCATCACAGCCCGTTCTCAACCGATTCGAGCCAGTCGTAACCAATGGCAGCCAAAGAGAACCAACCGCTCAGGGGGCTAACAGAACCACGCATTCACACACCAATACACACAGGGAAAACTCGAATGCAAGAGGTTGCAGATCTCGCTGACCTTTTAGAAATGCCGTTATTACCGTGGCAGCGTTGGGTTTTAGATGATTATTTAAGTATTAGCGAAGATGGAAAGTTTCGGCGCAAGGTGGGCGGCCTACTTATCGCTAGACAGAACGGAAAGACCCATCTTGCCCGAATGCTCATTTTATGGAAGCTATTGCAAGGCGAAAAGGTCTTGGCTATGTCTTCTAATAGAAACATGGCCTTAGACACCTTTCAAAAGGTGGCAGGGCTATTTGAGGAGTTTCCTTTTCTTAAAAGTCAGGTCAAAGCAATACGCTATGCAAATGGAACTGAAAAGATATTACTTAATAACGGTGGCCTTTACGAAGTCGCTGCTGCTACACGTGACGGCTCTCGCGGTAAGACTGTTGATTTCCTTTATATTGACGAGCTTAGAGAAATTAGCGAAGATGCATGGACGGCTGCTAGACCAACTACAAGAGCAAGACCTAACTCGCAGACTTTCACTACTTCTAACGCTGGTGATGCGTTCTCAACAGTTCTTAACGATATGCGCGAAAGGGCTTTTGATTATCCACCGCCAGAGTTCGCATGGTATGAATATTCAGCTCCACAATTTGCTAAAATTGACGACAGGAAAGCGTGGCAAGCGGCCAATCCTGCTTTGGGATATTTATTTGATGAAAGCGCCATCGCAGAATCCGTGGCTACTAACAGTGTCGAAAGCACTAGAACCGAAACGCTTTGCCAATGGGTTGATTCGCTCGCATCGCCGTGGCCTAACGGATCATGGGAAGCAATTGGCGAAAAAGATTTAACTATTCGAGAGGGCGCTTACACTATCTTTGCTTTCGACAAGGCTCCGTCTGGCAGATTTGCCAGCCTTGTCGGGGGCTGGATAATGGAAGATGGTCGAATTGGCGTAGCGGTCATACAAACTTGGGAAAATAGCGTTCAAGTAGATGATTTGAAGATAGCAGCAGATATTAAGGGCTGGATAGATAAATTTAAGCCTCGTTTAACTTGCTACGACAAATACGCTACTCAAACCATCGCAGATAGGCTTTCAAGAGCTGGAGTGATGGTCGAAGATGTATCAGGAGCGCAGTTCTATCAAGCCTGTGGCGATTTGCTCGACAGTATTGTAAATATGCGCATGGCTCACCCTATGCAGCCAGAATTAGATAAACAAATGAATAACGTAGCTGCTAAAACCAACGATAGCGGCTGGCGTATTGTAAAACGTAAATCTGCTGGAGATGTATCGGCTCCTATTGCCCTAGCAATGGTCGTTCATCAGCTTCTAAAGCCAATCGCAAAACCAGCAATTTATTCACTTGAATAATAGTTGAACTTTCAACTATTCTGCTATACTTATACATATGGGTATATTTTCGCGTAAGACCACATCACCAGACACTTCATCGTCTAACTCGATCTTGGCGCAATATGCCCCTCAGATTATGGGTGAAAACCTTAATCAATTAGTTACCTATATAACTCCAAGATTACAACGAAGCGATGCCATGAAGTGCAGCGCATTAGCACGCGCACGCAATTTAATTTGTGGCACTGGCGCGACTATCCCAATGGCGTTATATCGTAAATCTACTGGAGAAGAATTAGGTTCTCCTGTTTGGCTAGAGCAACCATCTTTAGCTCAACCAAGATTTGTAACTATTAGCTGGACACTTGATTCGTTAATGCTTTATGGCGTTGCTTATTGGGAAGTTACAGAAGTTTACGAAGAAGATGGCAGACCTAAGCGTTTTGAATGGGTTGCAAATACTCGCGTAACATTTGATTTGGATTTATACAATACAACCGTTAATCAATATTACGTTGATGGCTTCCCTCGTCCAATGTCTGGCATCGGTTCGCTAATTACCTTTCAAGGTTTTGATGAGGGAGTATTGGCTCGCGGATCACAAACAATTCAAGCAGCTCTAGATGTGCAACGCGCAATGGCAGTTGCAGCAGCAACTCCATTTCCAACTGGCGTAATTAAAAACACTGGCGCAGACATGACCCCGCAAGAAGTTCAAGGAATTTTAGGTGCATGGAAGCGCGCTCGTGATACACGCGGAACTGCATTTTTGACTGCAACTCTCGATTACACTCCGACTTCTTATTCACCTAAAGACATGGTCTATGCAGAAAGTTTGCAATACCTTTCAACAGAGGTTGCACGTCTTTGCAATATACCTGCATATATGCTTTCAGCAGATATGAATAATTCTATGACTTACTCAAACGTCATGGACGAGCGCAAGCAATTCTTCGCTTATTCTTTAATGCCTTATCTTGATGCTATTGCAGCTCGTTTATCTATGAACGATATTACTGCAAATGGCAATGAAGTTCGCTTTGAAGTTAATGATACTTTCTTACGCACTGAACCACTAGAGCGTTTAGCAGCAATAGAGAAAATGCTACAACTCGACCTAATCACAGTAGAACAAGCGCGTGAAATGGAAGAACTAACACCACAAGGAAATGACGAGGTTCGTTAATGGATAACAAAATCCTAACCTTTAGCGCGGATATTACCTGCGATGCAGAAAAGCGCACTATCTCTGGCAAAATCGTTCCTATTGGAACTGGCGAAGTCGGTAACACCAGCGCAGGTCGCGTAGTGTTCGAAGCTGGTTCAATTAAACTTCCAGATGATCCTAAGAAAATTAAATTATTAAATCAACACAATGTAAAAGAGCCTCTAGGCCGCGCACAATATATTACTGAAGCGGCAGATGGCCTTTATGCATCTTTCAAAGTTTCTTCTTCAACACGCGGTAGCGATGCGTTGCTACTTGCATCAGAGGGCTTGCAAGCAGGCTTATCTGTTGGTGTTTCTGTTGAGAAGTCATTTAACAAGGCTGGCGTAATGCACGTTACTGCAGCCGATTTATTCGAAGTAAGTTTGGTTACCGAGCCAGCATTTAAGTCTGCTCAGGTTACCGATGTCGCGGCATCAGAAGAAGCAGAAATACCTGCTGATGAAGATGCAACCACACCTACAAAAGAAAGCGAGGAAACTGTGGAGAACACTCCAGAAGTTTCAGCAGCTCCAGAGGTAGAGGCAGCATCAGTAGAAGCCGCCGCACCAAAGGTAACTGCAATGGTTTATGCGCAAGAGCGCGTCAAGCCACTAACAGGCGCTGAATATCTTTCAGCAAACATCAAGGCAGCAATGGGAGATGATGAGGCTCGTCGCACTGTACGTGCTGCTGACGATTCAACATCAACTAACACAGGTCTAACACTTGCACCACACCTACAGACCTTTATTACCGACACATTCACTGGCCGTCCAGCGTTTGATGCGGTAACACGTCAGGAACTAACTGAATCAGGTATGTCTTTCACTGTGCCACGTATGTACATCAATAATGCAACACCTAACGTAGCTCCAACAGTAGCAGACACAAATGAGGGTTCTGCACCATCTGAAACAGGCCAGACTTCTAGCTACGACACAGTAAACGTAAACAAGTTTGCTGGTTTGCAGCGCGTTTCATGGGAACTAATTGACCGCTCATCACCTGCGTTCATGGATCTAATGATGGTTGAACTTCGTAAGGCTTACGAAAAGGCAACAGATGCAGCACTTATTGCTGAATTGATTTCATCAGGTACCGCAGCAACAGGCGTTGCAGCAACCGCAGCTGGTCTACAGTCATTTATTGCAACCGAAGGTGCAGCAGCTTACAAGGGAACAGGTGGCGATTTCGCTAACAAGCTAGTCGCTTCAACCGACCAGTGGGCAGCTATCGCAGGTTACGCAGATACAACAGGTCGTGCGCTTTACTCAGCACAAGGCCCAACTTACAATGCATCTGGCGTGGCAGTAGCTTCTTCAGTTCGCGGTGGAGTTCTAGGCACAGACCTAATCGTTGATCACAACATCACCGCTTCAGGCGTTGTAGATGATTCAGCGTTCTTGATTGCACCATCTTCAGTGTATGCGTGGGAATCACCAACAACTCAGCTTCGCGTTAATGTCTTAACATCAGGCGAAGTAGAAATTGCACTATACGGCTACCTAGCACTCTATGTAGCAAAGAGCGGTAAGGGCGTTCGCCGCTTTAACCTAGCTTAATAGCTAGAGCAGTTAAATCCGAGAGGGGCAGTTAGCCCTACTGCCCCTCATCGGTCATAAGAAAGGAAAGAGATGAGTTTAGCAACAGTTAGCGAATTACGCTCAGCACTTGGCGTTGGCTCACTCTACCCAGATGCTACTTTACAACAAGTATGCGATGCATCAGATGCCGTATTGCTTCCAATGCTATGGGCTAACAAGTATTACGCAATTGGACATGCAAACACGGGCACAGTAGGCACACTTTATTTTCAAGAAGATGTCCGCAAAGTTTTTTATATTGGTCAAACAGTTACTGTATCCAATGGTGGCGCTCACTACAACGGATCTCATGTAATTACTGCCGTTGGTGATTATTCAATTTCCTATACAACTGACCATTTAACAGATAGCCCATACCACCCATACGCGCCTTACGCGACAGTGGCAGCTAGTGAATATACAGACTGGACTGCGGACGCAGCAGTTCAAGAAGCTGCTTTAATGATAGCGGTTGATATTTGGCAAGCACGTCAGGTTTCATCTACTGGCGGTTCTTCACCTGACTTTACTCCATCTCCTTACAGAATGGGCAATAGCTTATTAGCTCGCGTTCGTGGCCTTATCGCTCACGCGCTCGACCCTAACTCAATGGTGGGCTAATGCCAACACCAGCGATAACCACACTTCGCACCACAATAGC